TATCACCGCCGCCGGTATGGCCCCCTTAACCACTTCGGCCAACAACATTGACCTTTTGCCGTTTTATGTGCCGGTCGCCCAGTCTTTCGACCGCGTCGCCGTCAACGTCACTACCGTCGCCGCGGGGAACGCGCGGCTTGGGGTTTATGCCGACAGCGGCGCAATCTATCCGGGCGCGCTGATCCTTGACGCCGGAGTAGTGACCACGGGGACGACGGGCATCAGGTGGCTGGAGGCGAATTTATCGCTTCTGCCCGGCCTTTATTGGCTGGCGCGCCTGCAGGACGCCGCGCCAAGCCTGCAGGGCCTTGCCAGCACGGGTATGCTGGCGCTGGGCAGCGAGGATTTGGGGACGGGCTGGATTACCGGCTACCGCTTGGCCAGGGCCTACGCTGACGGCTTACCCGCCGCCTTTCCATTAGGCGCTGTACAGATCACTGGGGCCAGGCCGGCTGTGTTCCTAAGGAGGGCGTAACAGTGTATAACACTGGCAGGCGGTATAACACCGGCCAACTTTACAATCGAATCCTTCTCCCCTGGCATCCGGTCTCTTGGTATGACCGGCTGGGCTTCGCCGTGCCTGTCGTCGTCAACAAGCAGATGGAGCCGGTCGCCCTCCTGCACGACGCCTATGAGATCATCGTGCACCAGACCCTAGGCAGCGAAGACCGGCTGGAGTTCAAGCTGCCTGTAAAGCCCGGCACGGAAGCTTTGGAGATCGGCATGATGCTTGACCTGGCGGGGAGCGTTTACCGGGCGATGGTCCTCGCCAACGAGGAGGACGACTCGGGGGCCAGGTACTGGCAGGTTGAAGCTTGGGCGCTGTGGTACGATTTACTGAAAGCTCCGGATGCGCCCGCGCGGGAATGGGAAAATGCCGTAGCGGCGGATGTGCTCAGCCTTCTCTTATCAGGTACGGGCTGGCAGGCGGGGGACTCTCCTGCAACCTCCACCCGGCCCTTCGTTTTCCGAGGCGGCTGCAACCGCCTGGAAGCGCTGCGGGAGATGGAGCGCATCTTTCAAGTGGAGCTGGATTTTCAGACGAAACAAAAGACGGTGTCCCTCCGGGACGCCGCGGGAGAAGAACGCAACGTTTTCTTTTTGCGGGGGAAAAACCTGCGCCGGGCGCAAGAGGAAAGAAACGCCATCGAACAGGTGACAAGGGTCTATCCCCGGGGCAGGGGCGGCTTGACTATCGCCACGGTGAATAACGGCGTCCCCTATCTGGAGGTGGAGAGCGGCTATGATCCACCTCCCTCCGCTGTTTTGGCCGCCGAGGAATTCACCGACCCCCATCAGCTGAAAGAATATGCCCAGGCGTATCTTTTAGCCTTAAGCCAGGCGCAGGTAAGCTATGAGTGCGGCATTGTCGACCTCTCCGCCCTGGCGGGTTATGAGGGGGAAAAGGTCAGCCTGGGGGACGTGGTGACGGTTTACGATGAGGATTCCGGCATCTATGTCAAGACAAGGGTCATGCGCATGCGCTATTTTGTGGAGGAGCCTTGGCGGAGTGAAATCGAGCTGGCGGCTGTCCGCAAAGACCTCTCGGAGACGCTCAGCCAGGTTAAGCATTCCGTGGCTTTGTTTGATACGGCGGATATGGTGGACAAAAAAGATATCGAGCAGCTCTCTGTCTTTAACCTGCTCTTAAATTCCAGGGCGGAGAGCGGTACCGCTTACTGGATAAACGACGGCTGGACGGTGGACGGCACGCAAGGCTATTCGGGCGGTGCGTCTTTTAAGGCTGTGGGCGCGCTTGGCGTATCCAAGACACTAACGCAAACCGTGCATCCCGCCCACCGGGACAGCTATGTGTTAAGCTTGCGGGCGGCCCTGGAGAATATCCAGCTGGGGCCAAACGGCAAGGTAGGGGTTGAAATAGTCATCCATTACGAGGACGGGAGCAGCGAAACACAGTTTGTTTCCCTGGTCCTGGGGTAAGGAGCAAACGCTATGGCATTTTTTGAGTCTTATCTAAAGTCTGTGTCCCCAACCAAAAAGGTTGAGAAAATCGAAGTGCGCCTTTGCCTGGAGGATGCCAGCGGCCAGGTCAATGTCGCCGACATCGTGCTGCAGGGCGGCAGGCTGGCTACGCTGTGGAACGGCCACCCCGCGGAGCTTCGCTTCTCCTTTGAGTAGGTGAGGAAAATGAAACGTTACTTGTTTCTTTTTGCACCGGAAGAAGGAAAGCGGGTGGCAAGTATCCGGGCCAAAGCGGTAATGTCTGATGCCGCCGGCTCTTTTTTGTTTACGGACGTAATGCTCCAGGAAGGAAAGCGTTTAACCGGCTACTCCCAAAACAGCAAGGAGATGCTGCAAAAACTGCGGGAAAACGCCAGCCCGGCTCAGCCAAAACACTACAACGCCGTGGTGCGGGGCGCTAAAACCTTGATTGTCCCCAATCGCGGCGCCTACTGGGCGGTGGATCCGGGGACGGTAATCGTGCCCACGGCCCTGGACTTTCGCCTAAGGGCAAAGGAAAACTTAAGCAAAGGCATCGCCTTGGGCCAAGACCGGCTGACAAGGCTTTTTTATTTTCCGCAAGTCTTGGCGAGCAACCAGGAGTTAGAGCTTATCGGCACTGAGCGGCAAGTACTGCAAAACGGCAGCCCCGTTCAGTTTAAAGGCCGGTTCCTCTATGCCGCTTGGGGGAATCCCCGCTTCCCCGTTGCTCTCCTGGGGCTGGACGAGGGACAGGCTGCTTTGCGGCCGGAGCCTTCGGCCAGGGTGCTCGTCGAGCTGCAGGAATGGCAGCTCTCGGAAGGAGGGAAACGGATATGAGCGGTATGCGGCAGGAAGGCCGGGGCTTCATGACCTGGTCATTTTTAAAGACCACCCGGGCAAGGCAGGAGTGGCGGGATTACGGCGACAGGTTAACCCACATGGGGCTGTTTGATTTTCTGGTGCCCGACAATACCGGCAGGATTGAGGGCGCTATCCCGGCCGCTGATCTGGAGAGGGTCGGCCGCTGGCCGCATATCACACACCTGCTGACGGTCAGAAACGACGGCATCCTTTCCCGCTTTCGGGCCATTGTAGAGAACACAAACGGGGCGCAGGACAGGTTCATCAGTGAGCTGCACCGCATTTTAGACATGTATCCCTTCACCGCCGGGGTGGATATCGACCTGGAAAAAGGGCCGAACGACAACCAGGACGGCGTGGTGGCCCTGGCGAAGCGCATCTACGAGAGCATCAAGAGCCGCCCGTCCCAGCGCTATGTGCATTGGGACTTGCCTCCCATGACCGGGGACGGCGCTCCGTCCTGGGAACGCTGGTGTGATTACCGCCGGATGGAGCCTTACTTTGATACCTGCGTGATTATGAGCTACGCCTTTGCCTGGGCGGGCAGCGCTCCCGGACCCATCAGCCCGGTGTGGTGGATGGAAGAAATCTATGACTACGCGGTAACGCGAATACCAAAGGAGAAAATCTTTCTTGGCATCCCCGGCTTCGGCTTCAACTGGCGTATTGACCGCAGGCCGACGGGCTACCGGGGCAGCGGCGGCACCTTCCTCGCCTGGCTTGGCTGGCAGCAGGGAGACTTTACTTTTCATGAGCATCAGGCGCGCGTCCCCTTTGCCGGGTTTCTGGACGAGGACAGCCAAAGCCCATACCTTCTCCTCCACATCTACGATTACCAGGAAGGAATGGACGCGACGCAGGCTACAAGCCCCATTTTTAAGGTTTCCGGCCAGGCGGGCCGGGTCAGGCGCAACTACCTGGTCGCCTATGAAAAAGAGCCGCGCTATGAGTTTGCCGGGCAGGTTGCGGACAAGACAGGCAGCGGCTTTGACGAGGTTTCCGGCGCTATGACGGTAGGCAGCGGCTGGATTTCCCCCAGGGCGCCCCAGCTTCTCCCCGTCCCGCCGGGTTCGCCTCCCGGGACTCAACCTGTACTGGAAGAAGAGGGCTTAGCCATTTTTTCTTTTTCCGTCCCCCAGTCGGGGGAATATGACCTGGCGGCAAGGGTGAATTGCCCCTGGTGGAACCGTCAGGTTTTGCAGCTGCGCCTAAACGGGACACCGGTACAAATCGGGCCGTTTCCCGACTGGTATCCCCTCCATCGCCGCACCCACTGGCTAAAAGCCGGGCGGTTTCATCTAGACGCCGGAAGCCACACCTTAGAGGTACACGGCGCGGGCAGTCAGTACGGTACCCAGTTCTGGGGCTTTAGGGTCTGCTCGCAGTTCAGCTTCAGCATGACCGGCGGCGAGGCAACTTTCAATCTCACGCCAAGGAGACTAAAAGACGTAAACGGTACCCTCGTGCTGCCGGAGCGGTTTATCCTTACCCCTGAGGTGCTGCGAAGCGCCCCGGAGCACGCCTGGGTCTGGTATGACGACTTTAGGGACAACACGCTGGCTTTCTACAACCGCAGCGGCGGGGCCTGGAGCATGGATACAGATCCGGCAAGGCGGGTGTTAATCCAGTCAGACCAGGCAAGCGCAGACGCCCAGGCGCACCTCTCTTATTACGGGTTTGGCGACCTGAACATCAGGGCCAGGCTGCGCATGACGGCGGGAAGCGGCACCATGGGCGTGGTTTTTAAAGCTCAGGGAGCAAACGATCTATTTCTGTTCCTGCTGCGGCGCGGCACGCAGACGGCGGAACTTTGGCAAAGGACTGGTGGGACATGGACAAGGCTGCTGCCGGACGTGGCACAGAGCGTGAGGTTAAACACTTGGTACACGCTGCGGGTAAGAACACGCGGGAGTGAGTTGCACTGCTGGGTGGGTACCACGCGGGTCTTTGCCCTGTCTGCGTCCCTGCCGACCCTGGGCGGCTTTGGGTTGCGTACCAGCGGCGCGACCTGTGAGTGCGGCCTGCTGGACGCGGGAGACCCCTATACTTTTGTGCCGCAGGAGGCCATAGATGTGACGCTGCCGGGCGGCCATGCCCAGACACTGGGGCGCATCCCGCGTACCGGCGTGACATGGCTTGAACACTGGGACTATTTCCGCTTTGAAGGCCCCGGGGAAGAATCGGCAACCAGGCAGGAAAGCATCTCCACAGATTTTGACTATCTGCACACCGACTCTTTCGCGGCTTTTGACAGCGACACGGCTGTTGCCTTCCGGCTGCGCGACCGGGGGCTGTGGCTTACGCAACTTTTCCTAGGAGACGCAAGAGGGTTCTCCATCGCCCATTACTCCGATGCCGAGCATTTCGACATGCTGGCCAACCTCGCAAAGCACAGATGGAGGTTAAAAGGAGTCGGGTTGTGGGCGCTCGGGCATCAGGACCCGCTCATATTTCGATTGCGTTCAGGAGTCATTTAGGCGCACTTGCGAAGATTAACCCCGGACACGGGGAAAGGGGGCAACTTTCAATGAAAGTATTCTGGAACTGGGTACAGTGGGCCTTTGCTGCTGTCGGCGGATTTCTCGGCTGGTTCCTCGGCGGTCTGGACGGGTTTCTCTACGCCCTGATCGCCTTTGTGGTTATTGACTATCTGACCGGCGTCATGTGCGCAATTGCCGATAAAAAGCTCTCTAGCGAGATCGGCGCAAGGGGCATCTTTAAAAAGGTACTCATCTTTGTGCTGGTGGGTGTGGGGCATATCGTTGACAGTCAGGTGATTGGCGACGGCGGCGCGATCCGGACAGCGATAATTTTCTTTTATTTGAGCAATGAAGGCATATCCATCTTGGAGAACGCCGCGCGCGTGGGGCTGCCTATCCCGGAGAAGCTCAAGACGATGTTGGCGCAGATGGGCTCCCGCGATGGCGAGGGGGTAAACAAATGAACCTTCGTACGTTGATTCTCACAAACAACGCCTGCTACAAAGCGGGCAGAACGATTACGCCGCAAGGTATCATGGCCCACTCCACCGGGGCGAACAATCCGTGGCTGCGGCGCTACGTCGGCCCCGACGACGGGCTGCTGGGTGTAAACCGGCACAACAACCACTGGAATCAGGACAGGCCGGAGGGCAGGCAGGTCTGCGTCCATGCCTTTATCGGGAAGCTGGCTGACGGTTCGATTGCCACCTACCAGACGCTGCCGTGGAACCATCGCGGCTGGCACTGCGGCAGAGGGCTGAGAGGCTCCGGTAATGACACGCACATCTCATTTGAAATTTGCGAGGATGGTCTAACCGACAAATCATATTTTAATGCGGTCTATAAGGAAGCCGCTGAACTGTGCGCTTTCCTCTGCAATGAGTATACCCTTGACCCAATGGCTGACGGCATTATCATCGGGCATTATGAAGGGCATAGGCGCGGCATCGCTTCCAACCACGCAGACCCCGGTCACTGGTTTCCAAGGCACGGGAAGTCGATGGACACCTTCCGCGCCGAGGTCAAGCGGCTGCTCACATCGGGCGAGACACCGAAGCCACCCGCTCCCGCGCCTGCACCTACCAAGCCGAAAAGGATTTACCGCGTTCAGGTCGGGGCGTTCAGCTCCAAGGCAAATGCCGACGCAATGCTCGCCAAGGTAAAGGCGGCGGGGTTTATCGACGCTTTCATCAAAACCGAATAATTCGCACGTTCCGGTTGCCAACTGCCCCCTCGCTGTCCTGTGGATGGTGAGGGGTTTTTCCTTTTCCCCTCCGAATGGAGGCAACCGTATGACCAACATGCAAAAACAACGAATCGCATATTTGCGCGGCAAAGGCGACAGCTACGCCGCTATCGCCGACGTGCTCGGCATATCGGAAAACACCGTCAAGTCGTACTGCCGCCGGAGCAATATCGGCATCTGTGTGAAAGCCGAACAAGCCGCCAATGTGGACGCTTGCGAGGGCTGCGGCCATCCCCTTGAACATACGCCGGGGGCGAAGCGGAAACGCTTCTGCTCTGACAAATGCCGCATGATGTGGTGGAAGGCTCACCCAGAAGCCGTAAACCGCAAGGCGGTCTACCGTTTCGCCTGCCCGGCCTGCGGAGTGGAGTTTGAGAGCTATGGTAACGCCCGCCGCAAATACTGCTCCAGAGCTTGTTTCGGAGCGGCGAGGAGGGCTTCCGATGAGTAAGGACGAGGCAATCCTACGCTACAAAGCGTCAATGTCTGTATTCAAGAAATGGCTTGATGGCGGCGTTATCACCCGGGCTGACCTGAGATCAATCGATACAATGCTCGCTCAGAAATACGGTTTATCCTCGTGCAGCATATTCCTCGAAAAAGACTTGCTATGTAAGGAAAATAGAGTGATATATGGTACTGCGAAAGGAGGCCGTTATGGGCAGAAAGATAACGAAAATTGAGTCTGCGGCACAGATGCCGACCAGACAACGGGTCGCGGCGTATGCCCGCGTTTCCTGCGGGAAGGACGAAATGCTCCACTCCCTTGCGGCTCAGCTCGGCTTTTACAGCAACCTGATACAAAGCAAGCCGGAATGGGAGTATGTCGGCGTGTACGCCGATGAAGCGGAAACCGGCACGAAGGGCAGCAGGCCGGAGTTTCAGCGGCTGATTGCCGACTGCCGGGCGGGGCGTATCGACCTCGTCCTCACAAAGTCAATCAGCCGCTTTGCGAGGAATACCGTGACCTTGCTCGAAACCGTCCGAGAACTCAAAACCTTAAGCGTCGGCGTGTTTTTTGAGGAGCAGAATCTGCACTCGCTTTCGGGTGACGGGGAGTTAATGCTCACCATCCTCGCAAGCTACGCACAGGAAGAAAGCCGCTCGGTCAGCGAAAACCGCAAGTGGCGTATCCGCAAGGACTTCAAGGAAGGCAGGCCCGCGGGCAACATCCGCATTTACGGGTTCGACTACAAGGACGGCAAACTGACCGTCATTCCGGAGGAAGCCGAGGTCGTGCGGATGATATTTGCCGACTACCTTTCGGGGCTTGGCAAAAACGCCATTATGAAGAAGCTGGTCAGGCTCGGAGTCCCCACCAAGTGCGGTGGTCGGTGGTCGGAAAGCACGGTCGG